TACTTATAAGTGTCGTCATTTGGCTCTCCAAATTTCGCAACTAAAGCTTTTTCTGATCCTACCTGCGTAATCTCGTCAACTGGTCCCCACTGGAATGATCCAGCTGTGGCTCCGATTGATGTTGATACTGCAGGAACAACATTGGTCAAGTCGATTTCTTTTACCTGTACACCAGGTGAGACTTGAAATGCCATGTGATTTCCCCTTCATTGGAATATTAATAAGTTTTCATTATACGATTGGTTTCATGTAGTTATTTATACTTAAATGAATTTAGAAGATTTCTTCAAATTCTGTTTGAGTTACCCAAACATCTCCTCCTACTTTTTCATATGTAGGCTCAGTAACTACGCCAGTATCATGAAATCCAAATGGCACTACATCATCTTCAATCATTTTTGCTTGTTCAGCGTATAACATATCTTTTACATCTACGTTTGTCATTTCTTTAAACATAGGTGTAGCACAATACCAACCAAATAAAACTAAATTCATCATTAAATCGTCGTGGTTTCCATCTGATGCTTCATATGATGAGCCTTTTCCGATAAAGGTTGAAGCTTCTATAATTGTATTATGATCATGTATTTCTATTTTTGACTGCTCTATCAAATCTTTAATGTTAGAACATCCAATTCTTTTTACCTTTTTTGTCATTGTAACACCAATTGAATTTGCTTTAATCATTGATTCTACAAAAACGTTTTCATACTCTAATTCATAATACAATCCATTGCAGACAACAGCACCTTGATCATTTGATTCTATAAGCACATGACACTTATTATATGTTGTGGCATATTTGTATATAATATCTGGAAATAATAGAGGCGATATCATATTATCTTGATATACAGCAACTTGTGCAAATGGTTTACTACTTACATCAATAATATTAAATGTAGAATAGTCCATTCCTCTACCTTTCGCCACATCGACAACCATAATATATTCATGATTTTCTGCTGGCTTTTCATATACTCTTACATTATTTTGAGAAAACACTGGATATTTAGATTTTAGCTTTAATAAGTGATCTGCTGATATGAGAGTATTACCAGTTCCATGAAATGTATTTCCGAATTCTTGATTAAATTGTAATTCAGACGTATTGCTTATGGTTTGTTTTTTCCATTTTTCATCTCTACCTGGAACATCCCACCAATCAACTCTAAACGGTTTAAATTCATTTGTGCTTTGTACTGCGCCTTCCCATAACTTATGAAAAATGTTGCCTAATCCATTTGCAGTAGATGTAATAATAACTTTTGTTGATTGACCTGCAGAAACAACAGGATACGTTGATGTGTAAAATTGAGTAGCATTTTCTACAAATGCAAACTCATCTAAAAACAAAAGATTAATAGATAAACCACGAATAGAGGACCCAGACGTTGCTGAAGCTAGAATTTTAGAATTATTTGAAAATTCTATTGAACCTTTGTTTAACGCTTTACACCCAGGTTGTAAAAAGAAAGGAAGATTTTCAAGCATAAGCGTGATACGCGCGAGCATTTCGCGAGCAGTTGCACCTTTATTCGCAAGAATTGCGACAGATTGCTCAGGGTGAAAGATTGCGTACCATAAGATGTATGCAACGGATGATATTGACTTGCCAGATTGACGACATGCGAGAACAATTGAAAACCTATTATTATCGAAATGACTAAACATATCTTTTTGATAATCGTATAAATTAAATGGAACTAAACCATCGTCAAGACTAATTACCTTTAAGTATTTAACTGCAAAATAAACAGGACTTTTTAAACACTTCGTATATTCAGCTATCTGCTCTTGCGTCCAGCCAACTTCTACTCCATCTCTCTTAACATTAGGATTTCCGAGATATCCTAACTCATTGTTTTTTATATTTGCCATTATAAAGTATTAAGACTCTATCAGTTTTTCATCATCACTCTTATTAATCTTGTCTATAATCATTCTTTGTAAGTCTGTCGTTGAACCAACATAAACATTGTTTTGTGTTAATTGAGCTTGTTTGTTAGGATCTTCTGTTACATCTTTTTTTCGTTTTTGAAGTTCCATTAATCTGTCTGTAATTTCTGCGTTTTGTTTCATCATATTCGATAATACTTCAAATGCTCGAGGATGTTCAGATTCTCTTGCAAGCTCCATCATTAAATCAATTGCTTCATCGCCTTTTTCTGCTAAGTTATAATACTTAGATCTAGCGAAATCATAATCGTCTTGTACTTCTTTTTTGTTTATATTAGTCATTATTCCAAAACTCATTATATGATGTAAAGTTACTAACATCTGCGAATGCACCGCTAGTTTGTCCTGTTACTCTGTCTGTAAATATTAATGTTCCAGTAACATCTTTTAAGTTTAAAGTATTTCCTACTTTGCTTTCTACAATTCCTGTCATACCTGATGCACTTGCTGTTATAGTTTCTCCTACCGTAAATCCATTTACACCCGTAATAGATGAGAATGAAATTGTAATTGCATCTGGAATATGCGGTAAACTAATAGTATTTACTACTGTATGTGCATCAGTTTCTTGCGCAGTAGTTGGATTAATTGATGCAACTTGTCTTTCAATCGGTTTAGCTGTAATGTTGTTTACATTATTATAGTCGACATTAACTTGACGTATAATACCTTTAGCTTCAGTAGGACCATAAAAATTTACTTTTGTATCGAAGCTTAGTGTATACACAATTGCTCTACGAGTAGTAAAGTCTCCTTCATAATCATCTGTAATATTAATTGCTGATAATACGTATGGTTGGTCAGACTTAAAATTACCATTAACTTCTTTTACTGTAACTGTATAATCAGGCTGGAAGTAAGGAACAATTTGTTCTAAAATTTGCAAAGCATCATCTTGATTTTTTGCAATAATACTTAATTCAATACCTAATCTATATCCTACAGGACCTAAAACAGAACTCTGCTTTGTAGGATCTGTCCCTGGTATTTTTTGACGTATGCCTTTTTGCAATTTAGTATTTGTATCGTATGTCATAGAAGTAAGTTCAAATGACATACGCGGAAGTTTTAAAGCAATTTTTGGATCATCTAAATTTATTCCTTGATCTAATCGTGCTAAAAACTTTTGCTTTGGTCCATACGCTAAAGGCACCTTTACTATGTTAGACGCAGAGCCATCTGCTCCACGTCGTAAAACGTTTATATCGTTAAACAAAGTTCCGAATACTGCTACAGTTCTTCGTATTGAATTATGATAAAAGTGATTACCAAACATGATTTATCTTTCTATGAGTCATCACTAGGATCTCCAAATGGATTTGATTCAGAGAAGTCTATGACGTCGTTTGCTGCATCTTCAAAATTAAAGTTTCGGGCTGCTAAGTCATTTACAAAAGTATTATCTAACGTTGAATCTGCTACATCATAAGTTTTAGTTACAGAAGCGGTGGCTCCAGATGTAATACCAACAACTGATGTAGAAGCAGCAAACTCATGATATTTTCCATCAGATGTTTCAACGTCATGTATATAAAATTTTGAGGTTGTAAATGATTGAAGTTCTGCTGATACATTTACCTCAGCTATATCTGTTCCTTGTGATGTTGAAATTGTTGCTGTTGGAACTGCGCCATAAAATTTACCTACATTTGTAACTGTTATAGCCGTAACTCTTCCAGATGTAAGAGTAACAGTGCCTGTAGCAACTATTGGTTCAAATGATTCTGTTACTAATGTTCCAGTTGGCTGTGAACTTGGAACACTGATTGTGCCATCGTCAGCAAGCCCGGCTGAATTAATAGCTAAACCATCGAAATAAATTCCATTTGTTTCTGCTGTATTTGCTGCAGATACAAGGCCTACAAGTTTTACTTGATTTGTTCCAAGATACGTTCCACCAGATCCTATAAGCACTTCAGCGACACTTGACTGAGTAACATTATATAATCTACTTCCATTTACATATATTTGTATTTGATCATCAGATCCACTCGGAGTAACTGAAACTTTTACATGATTCCAGTTAGCAAGTGGTATAGCTACACTCGCTTGATTTGATTTATAAAATACTCTACATGTAGAAGCAACTATTTCTATTTTAAAATCACCAAAGATTGCAATAATTCCACTGTATGTTGTAGATGAAGCTTTTGCTTTAAACCAAAATTCTACTGTTCCAGCACTTAACGCAGCGCTATGATCAATGAAATGATACTTTGTTGCATTTAAAAGATACGCTGAAAATGAATTAAATTTTGCTTGTGCTGAAGTAATTGTTGCAGTACTTGTACCACCATTCATAACTTTATCTTCAGATCCATGCGGAGAAAATATTATAGTAGGAGTTACAGTATATCCAAATCCATCATTAGTTATTGCTGTTCCTGTTACAGTACCTAAGTTTGAAGTATAGGTTGCAGTTGCTGTACCACTTGCAGAATCAGCCGCTGTAATTACAGTCTTAATTCTTTCACCTTTTTGAAATGTTCCATTTGCACTGCCATAATCAAATACTTGTGTATAAGCGTGTAATGCTTCAATTCTATCAATTTCAGCAATACCTGTTTCAAAATCTTCATCATTAAACTCAAACGCTCTACATTGCAGTTTAAATGTAGGAAGATTACTTATTTGATAAAATGGTTGTTCATGCTCTACAAAAGATATTTCGAAAAATGTTTTAGACAAAGGCAAATATATAAGGTCGCCTTCAAGAGGTCTTTCAGCTGAAGCTAAAGAATTGTAAATTGTTACAAGCTTTTGCCAAGATCTACGAGCAACTATAAATGTTGCTTCATCTCGTATTTCCATTCCAAACTTTTGAAATATATTACCTTCACCTTCAAAGCCTTCAGTATTTTCAATGTACATTTCAACTAAATTAGCAGAACCAAATTTAGATTCAATATCTTCACCTAAAATATAGTCTCTTGCCATAATAGTACGAGGTAAATAATACACGTCTTGACCATACATCTTAATTGATTCTATGGCGATATCTTCATATAAATTTTGTTCGGTTGTTACCTTTGGCGAAAAGAATACATTCGTTGGCATACTATATTATCCTGTAAAAAATTCTGGTGGCATCTCGTATTTTAATTGCATTTCTTCTTCGATAGCTCCGATCTCACCAGTTGCATCATCATAAATTTGACGTCCATTGAGCATTACACCGCCCGGCAATAATACTTGATCAAATTTTAAAAGATTAGCGCCCCATTGTTGTTTTATTAAAGCAGTAGTATATCTTTTTAAGAACATATCATTGTATACATCAGCATATGATGAAACATCCACAATACGATATGCATCTACAATTACAAATTTTCCTACAGTACCTTCTTCTTCCCAATCAATATCTAAAAATAATTTATTCATATGTCGATTAAAACGTACCATGTCTGGTCCATTCATAACCATGTCTAATGTAGACATATATGATTTTGTCATAGCAAAATTAGAAAGATTTCCTTGAAAGCCTAGATTATACATGTCATTAAAATGCATTTGGTACTTTACATCAAACATATTAATTGATGAATTTTCTGCGCTTAAAGGTAATATTCTTTGTACTGAAATTACAGCATCGTTTAAAGTCAAATACCCGTTTGTCACATCAGTGTTTGTTATTTGATGTTTAAGATATGTTTTAAAAACTGCATCTGAATGATATTCTTGATAAAATTGCAAAGCCTCATCAACACGATCTTCAACTTGATCGTCGTCAACATTAACTTCAAGCACGGGGGCTCCAAGTTTCCTTTTGCAATAGTCTATTAATGTTGCTCTGCTTGTAGGTACTGACATTTCATTTTCCTAAAGATCTTTAAATACTTAAATCTATTTATAAGTTTTTTATCGTACGTTCATGCCGCTGTATATGTATAACCAAACATTATATAAGCACCCGCATCAGCTGGTATTTCAACTGTTGTACCATTATCTCTTACATACTCAACATAACAAGTAGTTGAACTTGGAGCCATAAAACAACCAACATAATAACCACCGCTTGGAATATCCCAGTTATATAGTCTTACAGCACCAAAAGTATGACCTTCTCCCTCGGTATTACCAACGTGAGTAAATGGAAAATTACTTATCCTAAAACCAGCACCACCATTGCTATTTTCTACTCTTACTTGACCAGTTATAGTAACCAATCTACCTACTTTTGTATAATGTAAAAGATCATAGTTCGCGTATAAAGTGACACTATTACCAGCAGTGGCAGAAAATGTGCCTTCTTCATAGTCATCTAACTTATTAGCCGACCCAGTGCCGCCGAGGTATGCACCGCCTGATAGGTAGAGGTCTTTGAATTTGTAATTAGTGCTGCCAAGATCTACCTGACCGCTAACTCTA